GTGTACCAGAACTAAATTGCGGTCCAATTAATAACCATGTCGATCCGGAGAAAACGTATAGCTGCTGATTGTCAGTGTCTACCCACAAATCGCCAGTGATACTGTTTGACACACCGGGAGCAGTCTGTGCTTTCTTAACACTGCCGGCTGCACTCCATGTCGTACCGTCGTATACTTTTAATAAGTTTACGCCTGCGTTGTTATCAAACCATAATTGGCCTTGAATAGGTTTAGACGGAGCAGTGTTATTTGCAAAATTTTCTAACAAATGTAGAAAGTTTTCCGCCATAATTGGTGCATAGCCAACATAGTTTTTGCCTGGGAACGATACGCTGGTTTCAGTGTTGATCGTTTGATCTTGGACTACAACTGGTGGTTTAGCAGGGTTTGTTGTTTCTGTGAACGTAACTTGATAAGTCATTTAATAGCTCCGCTTAACCTGTAAGACTCTGAACACGAACAGTATAATCAATCTGGATTAATCTGTTTAAACTCTTTTGTGTTGGGTGAAAAATCACATGAGTTAGCAACAAACTTTCGCCTGTTGGGCTATATGACTTAAGGCCTAGCTCGTCAAATACATATGCGCTTTCATTATTAGTAGCAGTATCATATGCTTGTTGACCGCTAGGCTCGCCGTAATCTAACAAACAAGTAATGAATATATCAGTATAGTTTGTGCCAGTTACGTGTCGTGTATCAATAAAATTTCTTGTAGGATCAGTGTTATTGCTTGACTGATCATCAACTACTTTGGCATATGTTTGGTTATACAAACTAGCATTTGAACCAGAACTATTAGGAGTCAAATAGGTAATAATACCAGTAGGATCAACAGCAGTACCACCGTTACCAAAGGCCATTTCGTAAACGAATCCTTCACCCCTATGGGCAATACTTTTAGCCAATGCAATACTCATATTTTCATAGTGAATTGCATTGCCCTTGTCAATAAAGACTTCGCCCGATTCTGGATCGTGAATCTTAATATGCCCACGAATTGCCAGGCCTGTTGCGTCAAATTTCTGCATAATACTCTCTCTTTATCTTATATTTATCTAGTACCATTATCTACTAAGTTAATCCTGCTTGTGCTCACTGTACCAAACACCTGGTTTATCTTTTAAGAATAACGAGATTTTGTTAATGTCTGCTCTAGCATTAATAGTTGAATCCCATGAAACGCCCTGGTGTTTTACCACGGTAATTCTAGTACCAAACGGAACTGGAGTGGTTAAACGGATCTGAGATGATGTTCCATCAACTGCAAATTCTGCATCGAATTGAACATCGCCCTCTGGGCTTGTTGGATACGTTGTTGCTGAATATACATGGTATGGTTTCTTCTTCAATCGTACTCCGCCAGCAAACACTTCAATGTCGTCTGCTTGCCCGTATCCTGTAGGAATTGACGATACAAAACCTGCATCATATACCCATTCTGTTGCGGATTTGGTAGGAACAAATGTCAAGTTTATAATGTTTGAACCGTCAGCAGTAAACTCAGAAGTTACTGATGAATCAGAGTAAGGAATAGTTTCCGAAGCTCCGATGTCCTGAACAAATGTGCCAACTGTATACTTTGAACGAACTCCTGTACCCAATGTACCGCGGCGTAATTGACCAAGTACATTACCGTTTATAGTAAAATATTCAATACGTTCTCCTGCAATTTCAAGGATACCCGGCTTGTTTCTTGACGGACTAGGTACATCAAAATTGCTTGCATCAATAACAGTAATTGTTGTGTCAGTTGATTTTAATTCAACTGCTAGTTTAGTTTGCTTGTCTAGACTTAGGCGTTTAAAGATCACACGGTTAAGCATGTCTTTAAATTGCATATATGCAATACCCGGTTGTAAGATGTTGCTACCAAAAGTAATTAGACTGTATTCGTCATCAGGTGATGGAATAGTTTCTAACTGAATACTTTGCTTATCAGGGTTCAACTTGAAGTCAATACTAGGGATTAGTAATTCACCTTCGTAAATTACCCAAACGTAGTTATCGTTGATAACTGGTCTGTCTAACGGAATAACACCGCTGGCTAAACTCTTGTATGCATAGAACTCAGGAGTATCAGGAGTAAGTACCAATTTTGAAGTTACCTTTGCTGCTGTACATTGGATCGATAATACATCGTGCTTGTACGAACTAATAACTTCAATAATGTCAGAACTATTATATGCCTGGGTGAATTCGATCTCAGTGGTCTCAGGAAGGTATCTAAATCCCTGGCCTTGTGTTACACTAATAACTAGTTCTTTTCCAGAATATTTCTGGTAAGTTGACTTGTTAAGTTTGACAGAAATTCCGCTTAGGTCTAAAATGTAATCAATAGATTGACGTAATTCTTTGCCATCTGCTAACACAACTATTTCACTAGCTGATACATCATATGGTAAGAATTTATTATTAGAAAGTGTGTACGTTAGTCGGTTGCTCTTAATAGTAAAATAGCTGTTATTAGGACCTTTAAGGAACGATTGATTTACACGAACAAGCATACTTGATTCATTTGGTAGTGCATCGCCGATCACATTAGCTAGTCTATAAGTTGTTGCACCAGTGCCAGTTAAACGTTCAGTCTTAGTAATTGCAAACGTCTGTTGATCGCCTTCTACAATAATATAATTAACCAGTGCGCCGGCTGCTGGTGGAACAATGAATCTAATACCAATAGTGTCAACACTATCGTACGTCGAATCTGTTTTAAATAAATCCACATTCTTTGCTTCGCCGTTGACATATACCACGTATGATACAGGAGTTGTCCAACGTGCCTTGGTAATGAATTCAATAGTTGTGCCATCACCAACAAAATAATCTAAGTCTAAGATATTAGATCCGTTGAATCCAATGCTAAAGATAGATACAGTGTACCCAGCAAGAGGGGGTGTAATGAATAAAATTTGCTGATTTGGGTAATCAACAAGGTAATCATCACCCTGAGTTTGGATATCTGATACCGCACCGTTAGTTAGTTTTACAATAACTGCTTGTGCAGAGTTTGGCATGTGATCAATATTGAATCGATCAGTAATACCGTCTGCTAGTAAATTGTTGACTTTAATCGTTGCAGCGCCCGCAGTTGGCTTGTCAAACACTTTAATTGATAAGGTATCAACAACTTGTCCAGGTACTACTTCTTCCGGAGCATTGCTATTAGTTGGAGTTACAAATCCGTCACCATCAATAATAATATCTTCTGCTCGTTTTCCAGTTGCTGTGGTATATACACCACCAAGTGATTGCAATGATCCGCCATTAATAGCCGAATCATAATCGCCGTCAATAGGAGCGATACTACCGTCGCTAGTACTCTTACGTAGAATAAATTGGTCGCCTTCGTACACTGTGAAGGTATTAGGAATAGTAACTACTCGAGATGTACCGTCAGCAATAACTGGTAACATTACTGCATAAGGACTTGCATCCGGTGTGCCATAGTTAGCGTCATCAATTCTCACAGTCGTCAACAATGCACTAATAGTCAGTGTTGTTCCCACTGCAAGTGCTTCATAAAGTTGTACTAGACCAGTAAGGTTAATGACATAATCATCAGGTGCAACTAGTTCTCTAGTAAACACCGCAGTATGTCCAGATGCAATATCTGCAAAGAAGATTTGATCAAATTGTACAATCTTTGTAGAAGGGATAATCTGTACGATTTTTGCGTTGTATGCAACTGCCCCTGTGATATCCGGTATTGTGACTACGTCATTAATTTTCAATCCAACTACACTGTCAAGTTTTAATGTGTCTGCACCAACTGTTGTTAATTGAGTAATTTCTTTTTCAAGAGTTGCTACCACGGTTAGTGGAGTGTTGTCAAAAATACTGTATGCGTATTCCTTTGTTACACCATCAGATACATAAGGAGTGTCGGTAAATTGCTGAGAATAATAAATGTTAATTTCAGTACCGGCTTCTGGTGTATATGGCAATGTGAATTCGTGTGTATCCGCAGCAACAGTCAAGATATAATCTTCAAATGTTGATTCTAAACTATCCCACTTATCTGAATAGTAAGGTAATTCACCCCAGCCAGCATTAACGCTGAAATCCATACCGTCTATAACAACGCCGCCGTAGTCGATGCCTGTCATTAGCTGTGCTAAATCTTTACCAAGTTCGCCAGTTGCAGGATCATAATAGAACTGGATTCTATCAGCAGCATTTAGCAACGACCAGTCTTTAATGTAGGTTACAGAAATAGTTGCGCCTTTGGCCGGAGCAACATCAAACATAATCGAACCAGCATAGCTAGTATATCCCTTAGTAGTTGATTTAGTAATCGACAAGGTATAACTATCACTAAGTGCTGCTACATTGTTAACAGTTACCTTAGAAGACCCAATACGGATATCTGGTCCCCATAACAATGGAAACTGTAATCTTGATCCAGTGCCTGTAAAAGTTTCAGTGTGTTCTAGTTGGTTAATAAAATATGTATTTGTAATACGATCAAATTTCATTTTAATTAAACTTGAACGAACTGCGCTATTACCAATAATTGCCACGGCTCTAGCTGCTGTTCCAGTTGCTGATAATCCGCCATCAAGTACTAGGGTAGGTGTGCTTAGATATCCAGCGCCCGGGGTTAGCAATATAATTCTGTTAACCTTGCCGTTGGCAATAAATGCACGGGCTGTTGCTCCTGCACCCGATGTACCTACAAACTTAACTACCGGTGCTGTCGAGTAACCGTCACCGCCTGATACAATTGATATTGAAGTCACTGTAAATCCAACATTGTCTAACCAATGTTTCCACGGATACGCAGTAATCATATTATCTGATGCAACGATTTTGCCATCAACAACTCGTGTATCAATAGTAACTAACTTGCCATTATCATACGCTGATGGTACATCAAAGTCAGTAATTGACAAACTGCTAGTATCTAGGTTTGAATAGTTACTAATGTACTCACGAACTTTAGTACGGTAAGGTTTTACTTCAGTAACATATGCTTCAAAATCTGTTAAGTTGTCGTTGTTATATGTTACCTTTTGCTTTAATTGTCCAACATTATGATGAACTTTTACAAAACTAGTTTTGAATGCCCAGTCAATATAATTCTGTTCAGTCAATGCGTAGCGAAGACTTGAGAAGAACAACTTTAGGTATTCGCCTTTTAGATCGTCAACTAAAATATCATTCTTGATACTGGTTAAAATATTACGTAATTCAGTTGATGCAACATTATCAAAGATGCCGCCATCATATAATGAACCGTCATATCCGTATGTGCTGTCTGCAAATTGATACAATACTGACGAGAACTGGATAGTTCCGTTCTGTGCCCCAACAACTTGGTAGCTTTGTGTCCAATCAAAAGAAGGAGCATCCGCATATTTCAACAAAATTACCCAACCGCTGTTGTTACTAGTAAGGACCTTAACTGTTTGTCCAACGTCGATTTTCTGAGAACTTAGATCTGTTAATGTGTTTACTGCATAGTCAATTGCAGTAAATTGATTAAATCCGGTTGCGTACCAATCTGCATGACTCCAGTAATTTCTAGTATCATACGATTGACTTTGAACTCTTGACCATACTTGGGTCGTAGGCTCGTAAGCATAGATGCTCCAGTTACCGTTGGCGTTGGAATCACTGTGTACTAACACTGCATAATTTCTAACAGTCAGTGCCGTTGCATCGTCATACCCTTGGCCGCTTTCGATAATCTCAGCACCAGTGATCTGTCCTTTAGTATTGATAATTGCACGAAGTTTTGCGCCAGTGCCAGATCCACTAACATCGATATACGGTGCATTTAAATAACCCTGACCGCTTTCAACTACGTTAATTGATGTAATCTTTCCGTCGACAATAATAGGAGTTAACGTTGGACGTTTGTATACAGTAACAGATGCAAATCTCAATTCAGAATCTGTATCTAACACAGTGTCATACGTTCCAGTAATGGTTGAAGGTTCACCTTCGTAGCTGTTTAACAGTTTAGTGTCTGCTACTTGGTTAATGATAAGGACTCGGTTAACTTGTTCGATAAGTTGTTTCAACGCTTCGAATCGGTTAACAAACATGCCCTGGCGTGGACGATTTTCAACACCATAACGTAGCTTAATTGGCAATGCAGTATCTGGCACTAAACGACCTGCGGTATCTTTACCACATAGGCTGTCAATCCATTTTTGCTCAATGGCTGTTGGGATATTGGAATCAACATCAGTACTAATAAGTTTCCACTGAGTGTGAATATTCTTGTTAGTATTGTCAACTGTCCAGTACTCTACTGAAAGAGCTACATTACTATCTTGTAGCAAGTTAGCCACATTGATTAGACTAAACGAATTGGCACCTGTTAGGGCAAGATAGCTGTAACCTTGTCCACGTGGATTTTCAATTAACTTAGCAACATCAGATGCCGATAGCGATCTGCTAGCAATTGCCGGCACAGTTGTTTTATTCTTTACCCAGTAGTAGTAGGTATTCTTGAACGTTTTTGACACGTTGTCGTAGCGTTTAACAACGCTGTAGACGGTATTGTCATATAGAGTGTTTCCGCTAATGCCTAATGATAAGCCAGTTTCGGTATCAGCTTGTGCGTTCCATGCAGCAGGCAATAGCTTTGATCCCACCCATTCGTAGACGTCAATGCTTGCACCCGGGAACAATGTATTCCATGTGCCATTTCTATAAACAATGTCGTTGTCCGAACTGTCTAAGAACTTAGCAGTTCTCAAATCCCACCATAGCATACCAACTTGATCGGCCGCCCATGCCATGCCGTCGTCAACGTTGACATTGCTGTCACCGATTGAGTATACAGCAGGATCGTAGAAAGTTTTGTATTTGATTTCTTGATCAGCTACACCAGGAATCTTGCCTTGGTTTGAATCTAGCACATCAAGATATGTGACTAATTTGTTAGTTACTGTGTTGTACAAGAATGCTTGTTTAATCTTTGATACATCAGGTCTAGCAATTTCTTCGTGCAAGATTTTCCAACTAAATGTATTACCAATTTTAGTATTAGAATACACTCTACCAGAACGTAATGTTTGGTCAAGTGCAGCCGGTGCGCCAATCATTACAGTGTTCTTACCGACTGCAAAACCTGTACCGTATCCAGCATTGGTCTCAAAATCATTTACTAAACTTTCACTGTATACCCATTTTGATCCATAACGATCAAAGATATCAACAATGCCTCCGTCGACCGCAGTTGTTACCACTTGGGTAATGTAATCATCAAATGATGTAGTTGCATTATCAAACGTTAAAGGAATGATGCTATCTTGATTTTGACTATAAACTACAATGGTCTTATAGTCATTCATGAACGCAATTTTTGCGCCAAAGAATTCTGCTAGTTCAGGATTAAGGTTTGCTAAACTCTGATATACTTCGTACTCACCGTTGTTAAGTTTGTAAATCGTAACTAACCCTTGGTCAATATTTTCTAAGTCAGCAAGTACAGACGATATAGCAATATAATCAGCAGTATCTGAAACTGTTAACCCAGTGCCAAACTTAGCATCGGCTCCTTGGATCATTTGAGTTTGTGTATAAGTACCGTCAACGTTTGTATAAACATACACTCTACCAGTAGTGGTTGCAGGGTACACTGGCCATGATACTAATAAAGTATTACCATCTTTGCTCATCGATAATGTACCATCAGTAATCGGTGCAGGTAAAGTACTTGCGGTATATTGCCATCTAGTAGATGTAAACGATAATAGTCCCGATGGAGTTGAATCAGGTGCTGCATTTAGAATTAACGTCTTGCTGTCAACTACTAAAACTACAACTTGTTTGTTAGTAAATCCTGTTCCAGTTACTGCCATACCTACTGTAATACCAGCAGTGCTTGAAACTTTTAATGTAGTACCGTCACTGCCTTCTGGGTTGTAAGATGTTGTAGCCATTACAGTTGTTAGATAACTTAGTTGGTAAAGGATACCAGCATCACCGGCTACATTTTTTGAACCAATCAATAATGTGTTGTTACCAAAAACTAAGTTAGAACCAAATTGCTGATTAGCAGTCGGAACTGGGCTTAGGAATGTATCTACTAAAGAATAAATGTTATTCGAATCTTTCTTGTACAGCGACACTGCACCTTGGTTAGTTAGACCAGATGAAGTACCTGATGGATCAACTACGTAGATTCCGTTAATTAAAGAAGTCACTGCTTCTGAAGCTAACGGAGTACCAGTTGCTAACCATGTGCCATCGGATGACATTGCAATAATATCACCAGTTGCACTGCCCGGAGTTGGTGGCAATAAACCATCAAACGAGATAAACGGAGCTACGATAATCTGACGTTGTAACCAGGGTGCGGTTGGGTCAACCTTATCATACACAACAACATCACCTAAATAATTAGAGATTGCAGTAATAGTACCAGCTGGGTTAATAACAATTCTTCTACCGTTGCCTAGGCCGGCCTGCGGAGACGAATTCAAAATCTCAGATTTGTCGTACACATCTTTGTGTATCCATGTCGACCACTTGCCTGTGCCGTTATCGTCTGTCCATAATAGTTCGCCGTTGGCTACATC